CGCGCTCGCCGATTCGCCCGCTTCCGACGCTTTTGCCGTTGCGGTTATTGCCGCGTCTTCCGCGTCGGCCTTTGCCGTTTCAGCAGATAATTTTGCTTCATACGCGCCGTCCGCCGCTGTTTCCGCGTTTCTTTGTGCGGTTTCCGCCGCCGTTTTTGCCGTCTGCGCATTCGTTTCGGCAATCCCGGCTTCGTTAGCCTTTGTCGTTGCCGCCGTAGCCGCTGCTTCGGCCTTCGTCTTTGCCGTGTTTGCAACCGACACATATCCTCCGATAATCGAGGATATTTCAAGACAGTTATTATACTGTTCTTCCGCGTCCTCTGCACTTTTTGCGGCGGCGGCTTTGGAAGTTTCAAAAGTATCGACAGCCACATTTGCGACGGGATTTCCGTCTTCGTCAAAGGAAAGAAATTTTCCCGCCCGATTCGCGGCGTTGGGAAGCACCGACGGATAATCGGGAGTTCGAAGTGCCGTTTTTTGGAATTCCTGCAACTGTTCGAGAACACGAACATTTTTTTGAAACTGTGAAATTAAATCTTGCAGTTGAATTTCCCCGCTCGAAACGAGTTGGGTCAACATCTCGGCCGCTTCGGAACGAATCACATAAGCGGAAAAATTCGCCCAAGCGGAAGTATTTTGAATATTGACTGTTTTGTTGGCGTCATTCCACGACCATGTTTGGCAAACGTCAATCGTGCCGTTGGGAGAAACCGTGTATACGGTAATATCCGTAATGGGATTATCGACCGACCAATCAATCGGAATCGAGAGCGCCGCCCCGTCGGGAGAATAACCAGATTTAATTTCATAATTCGCCATACTGATATATACACACGAGACGCAAAAAAAGAGTAAAGGGCATTCGGGAAAGAAAATAAGTATTGCGTTTTTTTGTCCGATTTTTTAAGAGAATTTAATTCTCTTAAAAAAGATAAGACATGAAGACAAAAACAACAGCATCTGATGTAGCCAAATATATTCTTTCGGTACAAGGATCAATGACGGCTATGAAGCTTGAAAAGCTTGTTTATTATGCGCAAGTTTGGGCTTTGGTATGGGACGAAGAGCCATTGTTCAACGAAAAGATAGAAGCATGGGCAAACGGCCCCGTTGTGCCCGAACTTTATTATATGCACAAGGGGCTTTTTAAGGTTTCCTTGGGCGATATTTGCGGTAAAATTACAAACCTGTCCGCGAACAATAAAGATACCATAAACAAGGTATTGAAAGGTTACGGTAAGTTTTCGGCGCAACAGTTGATTGACCTTACGCATTCGGAATCCCCATGGCAAAATGCACGCGGAAATACGCCCGCGGGAGAGCCTTGTAAAAACGAAATATGTATAGATGCCATTGCGGAATATTATTCGTCTAAATTGGCAACAAGTTAAATCTATGGGGCATAAGAAACTTCCGTCAATCTCTGTTGCCCCGAAATCGAAAATACTTCCAGATGTAAAATCGGAAATAAAATCGGTTGAGGCGCGAAATTTCAAATGGCGAATATTACCCAATTATTTGGCATATTCAAATTCGGCATTTGGGTGGGATAAATTGACTTCGGATAAAATCCTAAATATTATAATTCCCAAACTTCACAATTATGAGTCCTTAACATGGGAGGAGGCTCAAAAACGTCCGCATTTTCATTTTTGGAAAGTTTCAAAATTGGATAAGCAATTAAGGCGGCTTGCTGAAAACAAAGGGTATGACTGTTTATATCAAATCGACATTGAAAATAGTAATGGTAGTAGAATATTCGGGATAAGGAACGGCGAAGTCTTTTTCTGCGTATGGTATGATTCAAATCATAACGGCAAGAAAATGTCATAAACTGTCTAAACTTGTCTAACAAAAGAGACGCCCTGCGAGGACGTCCCTTTTGTTTTAACGGTTTTTAGTTTTCCGAATAATTATTATATGCCTTTGAAACGTCTCTCCACGGAGCAAAAAGCGACTTTGCGATTTTGTTCAAATCTTTTGCGATTTCCTCTCCGTCGAGTGCAATTATATCGGGAATCAAATCCGCAACTCCTTTGATTGTTCGCCCGAATCCCTCTATCGGCATCGCACTTACGGAATAATTCGAGTAGAAAGCGGAAACAAACCTTCCAAAAACAATCAATCCGCCAAGCGGCCCGGCCAGAGTTTCGCCCAATATCGCATACCAATCGTCATCGTCCCAATCGTCGCCAAGCAATGATTTCCATAGTAGCGTTGCAACCATATATCCGCCCTGAACCATAACGTGGTTGATGAATACCGTTTTGGCCAAATTGTTTCGAGCTTCCATATAATCGCTACGAATTTCCGCATCGGCGGGATTCTCTTTATACTTTTTACGTATTTCTTTAAATCTGTTTACCGCCTCGATTTCCCTCGAAAGCATAAGTTGTGGAGAGCTTATAAAAAGCCCCGCCGCCTTTCCGAAACTGCCGCCGCGCCTTTGCCACGAGCCGAGATTCATTATAGACGGCGACTGTTGAGAAGCTTCCGCAATAGCCCACATTTCGTTCATGGCGCGTTCCTTTGCCTTATCTATTGGCATTGTCTTTGCATATTCCGCCGTTTTCGAACGATACAACCCTTGCCCGATTGTTATAATCGGAAGAATATCGCCCCAACGATTGAACACCATAGCATTGCGCTTGTACCAACTCCAAAACCGATTGTCTTCAATATTTCTTAATGCTTCTACAAGAGCCTGATTGTTTCCGCGAGCCATTCTGCGTTTTGCGGTTTCCGAATTTAGAATTTCGACAGCGGCCTGCCGACCTTCTTTGGAAAGCGAATCTTTTGCATATTTCAAAGTGTCCTTGATTCCGATGAAGTTTGCAAAAGCCGACGCCCCCGTTATTTGGCGCAAGCCCGAACCCAAGTTGAACCCAAGTGCGGCAATCGCGTAAAGGCCGTTAATTTGTTCGAGTTTTTCAATTTTCAATCCGTCCAACAGTTTTACACTCATAATGTCGTTGAAGTGGTCGAGAATCTGGTTTAGGACATCTTTGCCGAATTTTCCGGAAACGGCTTTGTGAAAATCGGCGTGTGCGAATATCCCGCGCCATTCTATATTAAGTTGTGAAAAAGCTTTATAATGGGCGTTTTCTGCGATTCGGCTGTTCCATATATCCACAATGCCGACGCTTTCGTCCATATCGAACGAGTTTGGAACGCGAGGCGAAAGGCTTTTGGGAACAATGGCCACAACTTGAATTTTCTCGTTTGTGCCTCCTTCGCGGAGCATTTTCATAGGCGTATACAAAGGGTCTGCTTCGGGTATTCCAAGCCCGGTTACCACTTCGTTTGCTTCCGATAGCGGCTTCCTTTCACGCTTGTAAAAATCCCTGAACCAATCCAATAGCTTCAAATCCTTTTCCGAAAGCGCCGACCTTAAACTTTCCGCATAATCCGCCGCCTGTTTTTTGTAAATATCCGCAAGTTCCGCTTGGAGACGTTTCAATTCCTCCCAATCGGCGTCGGTTTTTTCCTCCGTCTCGCGCAAATCCAAAATGCGGGATTCGAGCTTTTCCACCGTCTCCGTTTTTGCGATACAATGTTGGCACACGTTTGCTTGATAGTTTTCCTGTTCGGCCATCGAGAGGCGTTGTAATGCTATTTGAACGCTCATCGGCTTCCCTTGAACCGAGAACTTTTGAAGTTTGGCGTTCGTACCTAAGATATGTTTAAACGCTTCATGCGCCGACATTCCGTAAATATCGCAAACTACTTTTGAGAATTCCTCTTGCAGCCGGAATATTTCGTTTTCCTTGCGCGTAGTCGCCGCATATGCGTCGTTCATCATATCCTCTACGAGCGAGCGGAACGCCTTGTATTTTTCGCCTGACGCGGCTCTGCCCAATCCGAGAATCAAGTCCTTAAAAGTCGAAGCCGAATTGAACAATACCCTAAGCGATTCACGCATTTTTCCGTCGAAATTGGCATTTCGCGCCATTTCGTTTATTGCGTCGAGAAAAATCTTTCGGCGGGAATCGGCAGCCGCTTTCAATTTTTCGACACGTTCTTGCTGCGTGGACGTTTCGGCTTCGAGGAAGTTTTCAATCCATTCGACAGCTTCCGCCATTTCCGCACGCGTCTTTCCCCTGAACGCCCCGAAGCGTTGCAAATCTTCGAGATGTTGAACAGCGTCTACAAGCTTCGATTCAAATTCCTCCGCCGCTTTGCTGTCGGCCTTATTTATGGCCTCCATTGTGCGCTCAATATCCGCGTCAATTTCTTCCGTTGTCATTTCGGCAATGTCTTTTATGGACTTTGCGCGAAGTTCCGCTTTGCCGGCCATTTTGCGCTTGTCTTCGCGTTCTATGCGTTTCGGCGTTTTTACATTGCGAACGGCGCTCTCGAATTTTTCGAATAATGCCTTCTTCGTGTCCCTGACTCCGCGGTTAAATATACGCAACGCAATATGCTCGGCGCGAAGCGTAAAGTTGTCGATTTTCTGTCCCGCACGTTCGCCGTCTTTTATTTTTATGACGGCATACCCTTTTTGCGAAAGTTCGTTAATTTTTGCGAAAATGGCTTCGCGTTCCCTTCCGTAAGCAAGTTCCTTTGCCGCGCTTTTAAGAACATTGACAAGCGTATTCCGATATACCATGCGGCGTGTTGCTTCGTCTTTCCCCGCCTTTTTTACGGCTTTCGTAACTTCCACGCGAACCTTTGACACGATGTCGCGGATTGTTGACGGCGCGAGTTTTTCCTTTGCGCCGAGAATTTCCTCATCAATACCTTCAACTTCGCTTTCGTCGAGTTCTTCCGTTTCTTCTTCGAGTTCTTTCGTTTCTTCCGACGGTTTGCGTTCGGGTTCGGCTTCCATTGCGTTTTGAATGGCGTCGGTAATATCGAGACCGAGTTCTTCGGAGGAAAGGCCTTTTACATTTTCGAGGTCTTTAATACGTTCGGCTTTTAGCCAATCGAGAAGTTTCTGTTTTACGATACCGTATTCTTCGCCGTCTTTGCGGAATGAGCGGTACATTTCCTGCATTACTTCATGATTCCAGTAAACGTCGCTTTCGGCAAGCTGAACGGCCTCATCGAGACGTTCCTTGTAGTTTTCCTGCGTAGCCTTGCATTGTTCGGCGATTTGCCGTGCGCGTTCGACGGCATATTCGCGCTTCGTACCGTCGAATTTGTCGGGCGGAAGAACCTTGTCGAGCTTTGCGGAAGTAATTTTGCGGTCGAGCAGAATCTCCCTTGCCAAGACTATACTTGCCCAAATTACGGGATTTTCGGAACGTTCCTGTCGGAGCAAGGATTTTAGTCGTGTAGAATTTTCTTGACCGATGTCATCTAATTTCGATGATACAACTTGACGATTGAGATTATTGAGCGTGGAAATTTTCGCCTGCCTACGGATGTAGTTCGATGAAGGGGTCGCGGCCTTCCAATAATACTCAATCGTTTCTTTGTTTCTATACGGCTCGCGGTCATCGTCATAAAAGTTTTTAAATGCAATAAGCTTTTTGCCTGACGATGTAAGTTCTGTATCAACCTTTATTGTCGAGACATGCCATTTGTCGTATTCCTTTATAAACGCTTGCGACGCGTCATAAAACCAGTCGCCTAATTCATTCTTAATCCATTTGCCAACTTCCTTTTTCTTATCCGGATTGAAAATAGTGTCAGGCAATAAAATGTAATCTTCTATTGGAGTATCAGAATGCCTATTGAAATAATGCTCTATTGCATAACCAAAACTCGTATATACAAATCTATCTTCTACCTCAAACTGCTCATTGTAGAATTTAGCATCTTCGTCCGACAACATTGCAATCGGAACAAGTTCCGAACTAAATTTTTCTAAAATAAACTGGCGAAGCTCATCACCCCTCTTGCGTTTACTTTCATTATCCTTTTTTGGATATTTTCTTTCCAATTCTATTTTTTTTGCAAATACCAACTTATGAGACTTGCGAATGGCATTCATCAGTGCGTCGATATTTCGCGCAACAAGAATGTTTATATCGACAGGCATAAGAACGGTATCGTCCCTCCACTTAATGCTCGGATTTTCATTGCTAAAATCTCCGTTGTTTTCGCCCGTGGCGTCTTTTATCTGATTGGGTTCAAATACGACAAATACATCGCTTGGATTTTGGGTCTCGGCAAAGCCCGCACCGTCGCGTAAGTTTCGGAATATAACGCCGTCATATCCGTTTGTCCTTGCGTAGTCTGCCCATTCATCGGAAGTTTTTTCTGGACGGGAAATAACACCCGCTTGTACAAGGTCTATTTCCGATTCGCCCCAGTCTTCCTTCAATTCCTTTGCATTAACGTCGAACACTTCGCGTAATGCTTTTCTTTGTTCGGCTGTTAAATCTTTATAGTGTACAATTCCGTCTGTATGGTCTCGTACAGCACTGAAATAATCTCCGTTTGCCTCTATTATAAGAGGATTCTCTATCCGCAGAAATACATCGTAAACAATACTTCCCATTGAGCCTGCAATGTCTTTATTCGACGAGAAGAAATAACTTTTGTTTACCTTATATCTACCTTCGGGTTTGCCGAAAATCTCGAAATGCGAATAATCCATGTTCGTATTGTTAGTTCCGTGATAAACATGAAGCGGCTTACCGTTCTTGTCCACAACCTGAGAGTTTCCAAACCACGCCTTGAATTGCGGCGTTTTAATCTGTTCCCCAACATCGCGCCACCGCATATCCGCCTTTGAGTCGTTGAACCTTTCGGAGAGGGGAATGAGTTGCCCATTGTCGTCGAAGGTGAACGGGTCTTGGAGCTTGACTGTCGCGCCGCCCTCGAATGAGACAAAACACCTGCCGTCTTGTCTGCCGTCATAGGTAATGCCGCGTATGCCTTCATCTAATAGCAGGTTATTTACAGTATTCCTATGCCCGCCAAATCCCTTTTGATACATATACTCATCGTCGGCGTTAAGAATATCCTCCTTGATTGCGTCGTAAATATCCCCGCCACTCCGATTTTCCTCAACAGCGGATTTAAGATTTTCAAATATCGGAAAATCTTTTATTATATAATTTATCTTCTCTTTTATTTTCCCATTCTGTTCTTTAAACGACTTCTGTTCGTCCAACAATTCGTCGGGTTTCATATTGTGAACCCAGTCGAAAACGCGGCCGATGCCGTGAACAGGTCTCGAATAAAATTCGTAAAGGTCGTTGATTTCATTATCAATGACATATCCATAGAAATAGTCCGCAGCTTTTTTGAGTTTTTTTGACTCCTTAACATCTTCGTTATTTTCAATGTTTTCTTCAAGTTCGGACATATACGACATTATCACGCTTTCGGCGTCGGCATACATACGGTCGTTTTTGTATAGAATCTGGTCGATAGCCTTTTCCGCAAAAATAACTTCGTTCTCCGATATTCCTAATTCCTTTTGCAAATCAAAGGGTTTGTCGTTTTTTGTAATGTCAAAACGTTCCTCTTTTGGGGTAGCGTACCTATATTCCTCCGCCGTATCTCTGGATACAGCCATATACAGCCCCATACCGTGAGCCTGATTGCCCTCGCCATTTTCCGATTTACTTGCATCGGCTAAGGCGACATTGAATCCGTTCGCGCCCGTTCCATGGTAAACTTTTACATCATACCCCTTGCGCCGCGCTTCCTCGGCGACAAGTTCTACGGCGTCTTGATAGGCTTTCTGCCTTGCGGCTTCGATAGCTCGTGCGTCAATTTTCTTATTGACTTCGCGTAATTTTCCGATGAAGTTATCAACAGAACCCGACACCAGGGAAGAAGTCGAACTCTCGATTGAGTCACGTGGCTTCCCACTTTGGTCGGGTTCTCTGTTTACATCTATTCCTTCAATGGAATAAAGCGATTCTCCCGTTCCGTCGTTAAATTCTTTTGCTGTAATCTTTACTGCGTAAAGTTGCCCGTCCATATATAACGGTGCATAGAATCTTAAACTATTTTTTATGTTTGTGTCGGTTCGGGATTTTTCCGTTTTAAGAAGTTCGGAATTTCCGAATATTCTACCGATATTGGCAAGGGAGAGCGCATGAAGCTTGTTGTTGGCGGTTTTGCCGCGTGCTTTGCCGCTGTTCATCTTATCAAGTGCGTTTCTCCCCAATGTGGCGAGATGATTGTCCTTGCTTCTGAATTTGGCACCTTGAAGGTGCTTTCTCGCAAACTTGTACGCTTCGTCGATGTCGTAAATTTTAAACGGAACGTCGGCGGATTTAATCAATTCGCCATCATCGCCTTGAAAACTCGCAGCCCAAAAGCCACGGTCTTCGGGAGTAAGCTCAATATCTCCGCCCTTGTACGCGTCGTACAACTCCCTGAACTTCTTGTTGAGCGCGTCAAGCTCGGCAGAAGAACGTTCGTCGCCCACATCGCGCCAAGTCAGTTTCGGGGATTCTTCCGCACTCGTTGCAAGGTCGGTCGCATAATGGTCGTAAGCTGAACGAAGTTTTTCAAGCTTGCTTGGGTCTTCATCTCCGAAAAGCGACTGTGTTGTAGTGTCTATTTTTCTGCACTCTTCGGCGTACTTTTTCAAAACGCCCGATATCCCGCTTGAAGTCTTTTGATTTTCCTCAAACAACTTGCAAAGGAACATTGTTTCCTCCGACGGAGGTTCGCGGAACATATCCGTTTGAGCCTCAAATTCCGCGACAGTTTGCCCCTTGTCGTGCATTTCAATATATAGCTCGACAGCCTCCGACAGATTGTCGGAAATGTCATACTGCGGTTTTTGCGTAAGTTCCGCCACATTTGCGGCGCATTGCATAAGCCCGTTTATGAGCGCATTATATCCTTCGGGATTATCCAAAAGTCTTTCTATTACTTCGCGCTTGTCGGGATTGAGCATTGCCGAAAGCACCGCCGCACGTATGCGGGGAGTCAAATTCTGCCTAATCGAACCGTCGCTATTGCGGTACATTTCCGTGCCGCCTATAAGATTTAAAAATGCGTTGTAAAAGTCGGCGTTGGAAGCCGCAAGCACATTGCCGTTTGCGTCGGGGAAAAACGTATCAAGTAGATTTGCTTCGAGTATTCTGCGTCCGTCCGCCACCGCCTGTTCGGCAATGGACATTCCCGCAACCTGACTTTTATTTGAACGCGCCGCAAATTCCTCCAAAGACATTTCCCCCGTATTGTCCACCCTGCGGACGAGAACGGGATTTTTTATATTTGCGGGAATTTCGATTCCCATTTCGCTTGCACGACCTTTTACATAATTTCCGTACTCTTCGCCTTTTCCTCCGTCATACGCCTGACGTATGGCAAGAATGCGTCCGTTCCCCGAAACCACCATACCGCGTGAATCCACAATAGGCGCGCCCAAATCGGTCGTGGGAGAGTCTCCGAGCCTTTCCGGGTCGAGATGTATTGCAATATCGGAAACCTGCTCTTTGGACGCCTGACGCGACCGATTGCGCGGCTGCAAGGCATCGTCATATCCGTTGTCGGTGGAAGCCGTCAAATCGAACGCGTCAATGACGGCGTATTCGCCGCTTGCCTCCGCTCCGTCGGCTTCGGGTGTTTTTGCCCGCCATGTTTTGGAGGGAGCTTTCCTTGCCGTTTCCTTTGAAACTTGCACGTTGAAAGACTTTTCGCGTTGAAGTACATTTAGCGCAATTTGGGCGATTTTATCTTCCGCCATGTCTGCGAATGTCTTTTCGTCGAAAAGTTTTGAAAACCAGTTTTTAAACCTTGCCCAGACGGATTTTTTACGGACATCGAGAACCTTTTTTAACGCGACTCTTTCCACAACGCGCATAAGAACCTCTTCCGCAACAGCCCTACTGTCTGAAATATATTGGCTCGTTCCCTCCGTGGAATACGATTGCGGGAGCGTGGCGCGTGCCAGACTTTCCCCGCCCACAAGCGACAAGACTTCGTCGCACATACGATTATATCCGTTCAAATCCGTCTTGCGAATTTTAGTCATAATCTTATGCCCGTATTCATGCGTAAACGTCTGCAACGCGTCTGCTCCGCTCTTGAAGTGGGAACTTATAATTGCGATTTTTCCGCTCTTATCCTCAAAGAATCCCTTTGCGCCAACGCGAGCCATTTGCGATTCGGCCTCTTCTATGGAAAGCCCGAATATTTCCGAAAGCTGTTGCGCATTGTTTATAAATACCACGTCTTCGCGCATATCGAGCGCGTCTATGGCCGACTCCAAAATATTATATTTGGAATCTTCCATTTCGTCCAAAACGGAAAGACCGCCCGTTTTGTCGCCGTCTTTTATTTTTCGATTTTCGGCAATTACCTTTTTTGCGACTTCGATTTTCGATTCAGCCCATTTCTTTGTTGCTTCGGAGTCAAGACGGGCGAGATTGTTTAACATCAATGCCGCGTCGTTGCGTTCTTCGTCGTTTGAATACCGTTCATTTAAAAGTTTTGTTCTTTCTTCTTCGGAAGTCGCTTTTTGGTATTTTTCGAGCCATTCGCGTTCTAAGGCGGTTTTTCCGAATTTATCCTTTACCTCCTCGAAGTAGTTTTCCGCTTCCAGAATTACGCCACGCGCTTGAACATTGTTTTCGATAATTTTGCTCGGCGTTACCATTCCTTTCAAACCGCTGCCAAAATCTGCGCCGACATTTTTCAAATATCCGCGGGCGCGGAACGGAGCGCCGACGCCCCAAAATCCGAGCGTGATGAGCGGCATAGTCTTCCAAATTTGCGAACATTCTTCACGGTATTCGTCCCAGAGTTCCCGTTCCTCAAAAGTCGCATTTTCGTGACTCTTTGCCCAAAGTTTCGTTGCAAGCGCGTCCGTGGAAGTCGCAAGTTCCGTGAAAGTCTGAATTCCGCCCTCTTTTAAAAGATTTTTTACAGAACCTTTAAATCCCTGCTTTATGTATTCCTTGAATGTCGAAGGCATGTTTCCTTTTCCCGCAAATGCGCGCCCCAAACTTTTCAACTGAACTTGTTCCAAGCCCGATGCAACAATACCGTACAAAGCAGAAAGGTTTGCGGCTGACGATTCGTTTACGTTTCCGTCATAACGCAAATCGGCATACATACCCGAAGCTTCGTCAACATACATAACAGACGATGAAAGCGCAAGCCCTCCGAGAGGATTCCTTGTCGCAATGCTCCCCGCGAGCGTTAGCCCCAAATATTCCAAGCTTGTAGCACCGTTAATAAGAGCTTCTTCAAAAGTCTTCCATTCTCCGTCGGAATAGTCAAAACGCGTTCTTGAAGCGTTCATAAGTCCGCGAATAGTCTTTACGCGTTCAAAACGTTTTTTGCCCTCGGCAAACAATTTTAAAACGTCGATATCTTCGAGTATCAAGTATCCACCCATGCCCCATTCGGGTTTCGAACCACCCCGTTTTTGTTCGTATGTGGATTTTAACTTAGCGAGCTTTTCGGAGTCGGAAGTCAAATCCCCGTTTTTATCGACAAGACCCATTTCCTGCGCCATTGAAAACATAACCGCGCCGTCGGCATTCGAACCCCAAAGATAGTCTTTCGCATTAAAATATCTATCCGCAAAATCTTCGCTAATACGCGTATTAACGCGTTCCACAAACCCGCGTTTCAAAGTCGGTGAAAACGCGTTTATGCCGATTATAAACTGCCTTGCCCAATCTTCATTGTCGGTCGAAAGAAATTTGTCTACATACGCCTCCGCCGCTTCCTCGCGCGTGTCGAAAGCCGTCTTGAAGCGCATTACATCGCGGATTATTTCACCGCTAAGCCCCGCATTTTTTAAGTTAATGAAGCCCTTGAAAGTGTCTTTTTTTGCCAAATCGGCTTCATATTCTTGGCGAGCTTTGCCCAAATCGAAATCGGGATTATCCGTTTCGACTGTTGTCGGAATCCCCATGTATCCTGCGACCGTTTTTTTTGTTTTGGCGTCGGACGAATTTGCGCGTATGCGTTTTTCCTGCTCTTCGGGAGAAAGATTTTTAAAATCCGAAAGCGCATGCGCATCGGCATTACGCGTAATTTCCCGAATATTTAAGAGTTGTTTCTCCGCGTCGTCGAGAGTCGTGCCGTGCCCGAAGAAGCTCATAAAAGCCATATCGGGAGACATCGCATTATATGTCGGGTCAATCGCGCATATCGCATTGAGAACCGCGCCCATGCGAAGATTTTCATCGCCGCCCTTTTCTTTTATTGCGGGAATCGCGTCGATAGTTCTGTCGAAAAGCGATTTGTCTGCTTGGTTCGGGTCTATTCCGTAAGTCGATGTTTTCGTAAGATTTTCCATAAATTAAAGGTTTAAAAATTTTGAAGCTTTTTCGCGGGATTGCGTAAGCATTACGCGCTTAAAGAACGGGTCTTTTTGCATTTCTTCGACAGTCTCCGCATATGTAAGATTTCTTGCCGAAGCTAATTGCAAAATGCGGTTTCTAAATTTCATGTAGGCGACAGGGTCGGAAGTATCGTCGCCCTCCAAAAAGCGGGGAAGATACCAAGAGGCATTCTCGTTTGTGTTCCATCTGCATAATTCCGCAAATTGAGCGTCAAAGTTTTTCAGCTGACCGGAATCCCAATTTGACGGAACTTTTCCCGACCCGTATTTTGCGCCTTTTACCACCTTGCCGTACAATGCGCCTAAAAGCTCTTTTCTGCTTGCGGCGTCATACTTGTCTATATCAATGCAAATTTGCGCAAGTTTTTCGCCGCGCGGGTCGAGGTCTTTATCGTATTCGAGAATCGAAGTAAGCTGCTTGAAATAACCTCCGCGATATAAAGCGTATTCTCTTTCCTCTTCCGCCGATAAATTGCCGGATTTATATTTGAAGCGAAGCCCTTCATATCTTTCCGTAAAATCTGCAACTTTCTTTCTCGCTTCGGAAATCCTTGCCGCCGCATCGACATTTTCGCCGGATATTTCGTTAAGGTCGAATTTGCCGTCGTTCTTTTCAACGGCGTTTTTCAATGCGCTCTCCGCCTGCGCATACATATTACGATTAACCTCTTCGGTTATTTTTTTCTCGGAGTCCCTGCAAAAATTGTCGAAATCGGATAAAAGTTTCTTTTGTTTTTGGGGCGAAAGGTTGAGAGATTTCAAATTCTCCGACAAATTCTTCCTCATATTGACAAAATAGTCTTTTCCGATTTTTTCACCCATTTCCGCCACCTGACGTTGAGCATTGGAAACATCGGTTTTTAATGCGTCGATATTTTCGGAGGCGGTCTTTTGCGCGGCATTTTTAGCTTTCTCTTGCTTTGCTATCCTTGCAGATTCCAAACTGTCGCTATGCACGCTTGCGAATACATTAAACTCCAAACGGTCTTTTTCATAAACGCCGAGGTCGTACCCGTTCGATTGAATACGCGAAATTATTTCCGAAATTTGTTCGGGACTCGTTGCGCCTTGAATTTCAATCTTTGCCTGGTTCATACGTCCGCGGCAAAAATCGTAATCGTATTGTTCGCGCATTTTAGCGGTAAAATCTTCAGATTTTCCCACGCAATAAGTGTCAATGGCGGCTTTTCCGATGTCGTAATTTCCGGAATTTACTCCGCGATTCATCAGATTTTGGCAATCGTTCCAAGCGCGTTCGTTTTTGGCTTTCAGAAAATTCCCCATAGCCTGCGCATAGCTTTTGGAGCGTTCGCCTTTCATCGTCAGATTCAGCGCGTCGCGGCTTTCGTCCCAGGACGTATTCTTCCTTGCCCATTCCGACATCGATGCGTCGACCTTGTCCATCGCGGCATTGTACGCGGCTTCATATTCAGCCTGATTGTAAATCTGTTTTTCCGACAATGCGCGCAGGGCTTCCTGCGAGCGGTCGAAATATTCGATTTGCCCGTTCATGAGTTCCTGCCGCACTTCCTTGTTCTTCATATCTTTCGATACGGAGAACATCGCGTCGGAGACGTGCTTCATGCCCGCCGCGAGACGGTCGTTGGCTTTTTCTATGGCGAAGATGCCGCCGAGTCCGGTATTGTCGCTTACCACACTATGCGGCATCGGCTTATCCGTAGAAGCCGCGCCCCTTTCCCTGCCTAAATTGATTCTGCCCATATTATTGATATTTTCCCGTCAAATAGTTGAATTTAATCCCCGTGTTGCCCGAATTGGCTTTTTTTAAACCCTTGTTAGTTTCGTACTCGCTCGCTTCATATCCCATATACGCCATATTTGCCGCGCCCGACAACCCCATTCCGACCGCCGAAGTAATGCCGCTTGATTCCGTAAGAGACGCGCCCGAATACCCCAAATTCAACACGTTTTCGGCGTCGGCAAGCAGGAGCTTTCGTTTCTGGTTGCTTGCGGCTTCCTGCATAACGACGTCGAGTTCCTGTTCCTCCGCCATGCTTGCGAGAGAAAGGGTCGGCGTGCCTTGAACGGTAACTCCGCTTGCCGCATATGCGGCTTCCGCCGATGCGAGTCTTCTTGCGTTTTGCCGCCTTTCGAGCATGGAGCGTTGCAGTTGGTTTTGTTCCTCCTGCTCGGCCTGCTGTTTAAGGGAATTTGCCTGAACCTCCGCATTTCTGCGTTGTTGTTCCGCAGCCGCCTCCGCCGAGGCAATTTGATTGGTTATGCCGTAGGCCATTGAAGCCGCAGACAATACCAATCCCGCAATTAAAAATTCAAAACCCATTATAATGCCTTTATTTTTGCACCGATTGCACACAGCGTGAACGGCGCGGTTTCAGTTGTTTTAAGTTCAATCGCGCCCTCTTCGAGAAACCCCGAATCGCACGCGCCGGTAAAGCGGTAATCTCTCGGCGTCTTTGTCCCTAAAAGTTCGCCCATAAGTTCCGATTCGCGGGGAACAATCGGATTCCAATCGTCGGGATTCCAATCTCCGTTTTTGTCAAAACCGACCACGCGGTATTCGCCGCCGTAGGAATCGAGCATATAGAAGCGCAAATCGAAAATCTTTGCATTCGCGTCAAGAAACAGCGGCGTCGTTCTCATGAGAGACTCGTATGGTACGGAGGTTTTAAGCCCTGCGGGGATAGTCGTATTGCCCGCAACAGGCACACAATCGAGATAATTGCCCGTCTGCGCTTCGTTTGAATCGAGACGTTCGAGACACAAATATCCGTTGCGTTTCACGGCAAACAAAACGCTTTTGAATTTCCCCGTAGACAGCGCGCACCCCGCCGCGACACCGTCGCCGAAAAGGAATCTGCTCCACGCCGCGACATTGTTTTCCTTGTCGTATGTAAATACGGCAACTTGTCCGTCGTTGCGAATGGCGAATATTCTGTTGCGCGGCGAGAGTTGGTTAAATACGCAGGAAACCCCGTCTCCCATAATTTCGGGATTCATCGTAGTAAGCGAAACGGAATTGTAAGAATCGCTTGCGAAGTCGTATGAAATCGCGCCGAGTTCGCGGTTTCCGCGCCGCACATATATCACCATGCCGCCCGCTTTTGTCGGCATTACATATTCGACGCCGTCTTCGGACTGGTTGCTTGCATGGACGATTGACGCCGTCAAAGCCTGTCCCGCGTCGCGGCTTCCGAAACTCCATTCGGAGCTTCCCATGCCGACCATTAAGTCGGAACGCGAAACGAGCCATGAGACGGGTTCGCCGTCGTCGCTTGCAAGAGTATATGCGAGCGGGTCCGTGTCCAGATTGGAGACCGAACGGAAATTGTCCCAGTTGTTTGTTTGCGATAGCCAAATTGTCGAGGGTTGGTTTAAGTTGCCCCCGAAAACAAGGCGTTCCTCGTGGATTTCCACTGCGCGGGGATACCCGAAGTCTTCGCTCCACGCCGACCTGTAAACCGCGGAAGACGTAAACGTGCTACGGCAAGGGTTGATAAATTCTACCGTTGCCGAAGTGGGGGAATCCACCGCAAGAACCTTTACCCACACGACACCCCTTGAACCTGAATAAATCGAGAATAAACAGCCCTCTTTTGCGGAATTAAGAACCTCGCTGTTTGCGACGACGACGGTATTCATCGATTCCATGCGCGCGCGGACGACGGAATTTACGTCGAAAATTTCGCGTTCTACCGTTTCGTTGTCCGAGCCTTGCATCGATGTAGTGCGTGCGATTTCATTCCACGTTTTGCCGTTGTCGGTCGATTCCTCCAAAAGGAGAACGCCGTCCCAGACGCCGCCTTGCGGCTTTAAAGTAATCTTTCCGCAAGGGACAAACGGGACTGTAAATTTACCCGATACCGGAACGCTTTCAACCTTGGTTGCGTTGGTTTTGCCGGTTCGCCATTCATACGTTTTTGAAGCATTGTCGGAATATTCTATTTTCAACTGCGAGCCAATCATCTCCCGCGTGAAAAAATCATTGTTTGCCGTAATGCTTTCAATTTCCCCCGAATATAATATTCCGTCGACAAGAGGCCTTGCCAACGTCAAAACCGCCCCGTCAACCTGCAAGTTTTCGGACGGTTGAAATTTTACCGCTTCCGCAATGGAAAAACTTTCGCCGTCGAAAGTTACCTTTTTCGGCGGCATCGACAAATGCGAAAGATAAATCCAACCTCCCGCCTGCTTGTGCTGCATGGTTTTCAGCGCCGCGAAAGGCATCTTTGTATCGAGCGTTTCGCCGATTTTAACACCGGCGGCGTCATAGGCGTCCATCGTCAAAAAGGAGAGCGGTTCCCAATTCAGAATTTTGTCTATCAAAAGTCTTTTTTGGGACGCCGAAGCGGGAATGCCGTAATTTTCCGCGCCCGAATAACTCCCTATTTCGACGCGCAATACCAAATAGGCAACGGGCGAAACGTGCGAGCCGTCGGTCGGGAGTTGCGTCTGTCCGTCGGACGCAAGCGCATAAACCTTTGCCCCCTGCGGAAGCGTTATCCCTATTTCCGCGCCGACGGGAACGTCAAACGGAATGCGGAAATATTCATACGCGCAAGGGAGCTGATTTGTCGTTGTTAAGGTTTTTATGTCTTTCCAAGACCCCGAATTGGAAAATCCGTCGCCCGCCATAATCTCGAAACTTTCATATCCCAAGGCGTTTGCATAGATATTCTTCACGTTTTCGGAGGCGGCGTAAAGCGCATTGGCAACCTCCGCTCCCGGTTCATTGCCTTGATTGATTATTTGGTCAACTTGCGCCTGCGCCAATTCGGCGGCGGCTATGGCGTCGGTTAATGCCGCGTCGAAATCGTGGTTGAATTTCACCTGCGGACTTGCGGATACCGCGCCGCTTTCGTTTGAAAGTTCCGATACGCCTATATTGTAATTCGCATCTTCATATTCCGAATGGGAGAACCAATCCACAGCCCCCGAAAGCAAAACCGCTTCCTCCTTGAGTTGGGGATTTCCGTCCGAAAAGGCGTCGATAGCCCATGTTCTTTGATACCGAATGTCCGCCGCCGGGGAAACGTCCGGCGTTCTTGTAAGATTTTCCGCATTTTGATTTTGCCAATCGTCGAGCGTATAGTATGCGCTTGTCGCGGTCATATCGAACCCGAAAATCTTCAATCCCCACATATTGCCGCGGTCGGGAGTTTGGATTTCAATCCCGCCGCCATCGTCCGCAAAAGCACCCGACGCCGCCGCCGCGGGAGACTTGTTCACATATAGCGTTGCGGAATTGTTTTTGTATATAACGACAACCTTGTCGCCGGCGTTGGCTTGCCCCGCGTCCGCACCGTCGCCAAGCATAAGCGTCAAATAAGACGAATTCGCGTTGTAGGAAATCTTCAAATTTCCCTTTTTCAGAAAGTCGAGAGTCGGAACATTTTCGGGAACGACAAAACAAAGGGAAAATTCGTCCGTGAACGAAAAGTCTTCGGAAAAACACTTGTATCCGTCAACCCCGCCGTTTCCCTTAAAAACCAAAGCATAGGAACAGTCGCGGTTATATTCAAAGGGAATAATTCTGACGTTTTCGGAATCCGGGCCGAGCGAACCCAAAAACTTTGTTCCTGCGCGCCTATGGACTCCGCCAAGCGTATCTACATAGAAGTTTTCGAGCCTTTCGCAAGCCATCGAATGCTTCTCGGTATCGTTTCTCCATTTAAAAGCCTTTGAGACTTCGCCCGCGTTAAAAGCCCTGCGTGCAATTTTTGTATCGTTCGCCATATATGTATATACACACGAACGCAAAAAAAGGGAGTCCGAAGACTCCCTTGATGAAACAAACAAACACAAGCTAAAAAAATTACGAACCGGACGAAGCTGCCGTCTTGATTGTAATCTTCATCGCGCCTATGTCGTCGATACGGCCAACGCCGTATTCTTCGTGCGCATAGTAGACGATGTGATTGCGAAGCATAATGTCGCGGTCAAGAGCCTGTTCGAGATCGAGATACGGCACCAATGCGATGGCTTCGGGAATGAACGCCACCATTTCGCCTTTGGGAATCTGGTTGCACTTTACCCACGAGAAGCCGAACATTTCGGGAATATTGCCGCTGACCAAATCCGAATTTTTCACAAACGGGAAATCGCGGCTGAACAAATCCTTGAAGTTCTTTGTTTTGAGTTTTCCCGCGTCGAACGGATTGATGAGAATAATCTTTCTCGAACCGTGCGGGACATTGCAAGCGTCAAGCCTTGCTTCGAGTTCGGGGAGGTCGTCCTCAATCGAAACATATCCTTCGTTTGCCGTGGTATACGCCGAATACGGATTTACGGTAGACCAATTTTCCGTTACGGTCTTGATTTTGCCGAAGTTCGTGTTTTTGGTCGTACCCGTAGTGTAATACTGCAAGTCGAGCATCTTGCGCGTGGAAGTCGAAGCGGTAATCGCGTCGATAATGCGCTGGTTGCCCTTGACCTTGAATCCTTTGGCGAGCGTCGAAATAATCGCCGAAGTCGGGTCGTTGTTCATATCGAGCCTGTCGCGCGATTCGAATTCGTGACCGGTTTCCGTTTCCGCCTTGTCGATAAGCGTCATATAGAAATCGACGTCTTGATGCGGAGTAAGGCGTTTATGCCACGCGGCAAAAGTTTGGTCTGCGGCGGCGATTGCCTCCCACTGTCTGCGCGGAACGGCGCCCGAAGGCCTGTCTTTTGCGCCCTCTTGGACGAACGCGCCGGTATCGGAGCCGAATGCGCCTTTTGCGCGATAGGATTGCTGCCAGTACGAGTCGCCCGCTTGCTTGGGCATACGCGTAATGAGCTGTTTAAGGTCGACAATGTCGCCATTGGTTAAAGCCGCCTTGAAGTTGTCCGAAAAGGACTGAACCGGAAGCGGCGCGTCGAAGTCTGTTCTACCTGCCATAATGTAAATCTTTCCTTTAATTGAGTTTCAGTTTTGTTTTGGTTGCCGTGTCCGAACGTCGGGGGCGAAGTTCGCGGCATTAACTGAACCGCTCAGGAAAGGTTTGCGTTTGCGCGCAAGGTATCTTTCAATATGTATATACACACGAGACGTAAAAAAAATAGGGACGGCCATTAAACCGTCCCTATGTGCTATGATGAATACTACTTATGCTATTGAGAATCTACCAAAGAATTCAACTCCCTCACCACCGCATCGTGGTCGGGATTGGAGGGATTTAAATACGCGGGACTTGCCTTTAATTGCGCAATGCGTTCCACGGGAGAAATTTCTTTTCCGTCCGCGCCGCGAATTGTCGTTTCCCGCGCTTCCGATATGACGGAGTCAAAAGCTTTGAGAACTTTTGTGTCGTAAAGAACGCCCGCGGCTTCGAGTTGCCTACGCACCCCAAGGTCGTCTATGCGCTTGAGAACCATTTGGAGCTTGTCGTCGTATTTGTCGCCCCATTCGTTGGGCGCGGAAAGAGTCTCCTTTGAGCCTTTGGCTATTTCCGCGCGCGCGTTTTGTTCGTTGGCCATAATAGTGGCGACAATTTCAGACCACCCGCCCATTACGGTTGAAACCTGCTTGTTTGTCATGCCGGCCTCGAAGCATTTTTCCTTGAACGCCTTGAAATTCTCGGCAGTTGCGCCTTCTACCGACAAACCTTCGGGCGGCTGCCAATCGTATTTATCGGCGGATTCGGGACGTCCGAGTTTTGCGTAAAACGCGTTGCGTATGTCATCGGGCGTATTGTCGTCGGGAATGCCCTTCCCTATAAACGACTGCGATTCGTTGTAGCTTTTCACGAACGCGCCGAGGTCTTTAAAACCCTTTATCTTGTCGGTAACGAGATTCTGGTCAATACCCGCGTACCATTCGGAATTGCCGCCGTCGGAAGAACCTTGGGCCCCGCCGTCGGGATTAATATTCGGATTCGTACTGTTTGTTTCTTCTGCCATTTGATTTCCTTTTTTGTTGAGGTTGTCTGATTGCTTCCAAAATTTCGGAAAAGAGAGCAACTTTTCCCGTATTGAAACATTGCTCCCTTTCGGTTTCGGCGAGACGCACCCGCTTGTCGTATCCGCTTAATTCGCGCAAGACTTCGAGAGCTTTTTGCCCGTCCACAGTCTGAAACGCGTCGCGGAGAATTTCCGATTGTTCAAGATTTGCCATAAATTACCGTATTCCGTTAACTATCGTATCTTGCATAGAACCCTCTTCGGGAGTCTTCTGCAAATTTACCTTGTCAAGCATACCCAAGAGCTGCTGTTGCTGTTGCTGTTGCCCCATGGCCTGCAACGCTTCGGCGATTTCGTCGTCGCTTTTGAGCGCGTCGTTGGAAACGTTGTTGTTCCTCGCATACGCCTTTACAACCTTGTCGGTGTCGATATAGGCGGCGGCAAGCGGCGCATTCGCCATCGCAACCGCAAGTTCGCCAACCATGCGGATAAAGTTGACCACATTCGCATTGAGAACGCCTTTAAGCTTCGTATCGAGACGCGTATTGTAGACCACTTCAAAGTCCGGCATTTTTCCGTCCTTGCCGCGGTACAGCTTGGGAACGACAATCTTTCCGCGCTCCACAAGCCCGAGAATAACGCGCCTAATAAACGGAGCGAAAAATTCCGAATGAAGATTGGCCAATACGGGAGCAATGCCCTGAATCATTTCGTCGTAACGAAGTTGGGCCTCGGTCGCCGTCATATTCTTGCGGTCTTCGAGATACTGGAACACGTCGTTATAAAATATGCCCTGCACTTCCTCTTTTTTCTGCGCCGCAAAATCGAGAGGCGACCTCAAATCGCCGGTCGGAGACCAAAGCTTTACGTCGCCGTCCTGCGAATCCCACGGATTTATCGAACCTAATTCGAGACTCATTCTGTCGTATTTATCCGACGGCGCGAATACAATCGGCTTCGACTGGCCTTCGACATTCTTCAAATACGCCCAAATCGCAATATTGATGGAGCGGAGCGCGGGGATAGCCGACATCGCGGGACTGCGCCCGTAAATTTCGTCCGTATTGTAAAAGCGCGGCACTTGATACGGAAAAGTGTCATAACCGCCCTCTTCGACGATTTTCTGCGCTTTTTCGTCTATATAGATTGACGCCCATTGCTTGTTTTTTGGATTGCTCTTTCGCTTGTCGCGTTCTTGGCGGGGAAATACAGCATGAATAAAAACAAAGCGTTTTTCCTTTTCTTCGGGATTGTCATAGGCCTTTCTAATGTCTTCCGACACATTGTTATAACCAAATTCTTGAACAGCTTGGCGGGCGGTATACTCGAACCCGCGAAAGACCGTATCGACCATTCCTTTTGAGTTTTCGGCGATGTACACACAGTCGGAAATGTTCCATTGACGGCAAACCAATTCGTCGTCGTCGTTAAATTCCGAATAAAACGCACCAGTGCCGAACGCGCAATATCCGCGCAAAAACTGCTGATACACTTGGACGCAATTCGAGTTTGCAATGGCTTCGAGACCCTTTCTCGCGGCCTTTTGCAAGAATCTGTCAAGTTGGGTATCTTCAACTTCGATGTCGCCGTGAGTCTTTTTGTGGGCTTTCAAATCGAACCATTGCTCGCCCTGGAATATCGTCGAAGAGTAAAGCCATGCGGCAAGCTTAGTAAGACACGCTACGCCGGTAGTGTCAATCGGTTGGCGCTTCGGATTTCCGCGCGTCTTGTCGGTGAATGTGGAAACGGGAGCCGCATTCGGGAAGCAATATCGGGCGCAATCATTCCAAATCCCCGTCCACTTTGAATGTTCGGATTTCAACACGCCGAAACGTTTAATAAGCTTTTGTGCGACAGTTTCCATGATTATCCGAGAGTACTTTTCTTTTGATTGCCGCCGGACGAACCTCCCGCAAGAAGAGATGTCCAAAAGTTGTTCGACATATTGCGGGAATTTGCCGCAATGCGCCGGCGGGTGTTGTCGCCTGCGACCTTTACCGATTCGTCTTCAAAAGTTGTAGCCGCGGCAGTCTTTGCAACCTTTACGCTATCCGTGCTTCCGCCTTTCATATTTTCTCCTTTATCCAGATATGTTCATCTTTAACGAGCTGTCTAAAACCGCTTTTTGCGGCAAGTTTTGCAATGCGCTCATCGGATATATACACACGGCAACGGTTTTTTAAGGCGTTGCGCATAACATTTAGCATGGCACGACGCGCGGCGACAATATGATGCGGCCTGACAAAATGTGTCGTGCCGAACAGAAAATAATGGGAACGCCCCGCACCGTAAAAGGAGAACGCCGAATATCCGAGCGGAACGAGAGTCTTTTCGTCATACCAGAGATAGCACCAACCGCGTTTGAGACATTCGGCATAAGAACAGTCGGGAGTTTCCTTCGGCAGTATATCGGCAAGATTGTGTGCTTTTGCCACCCAGTCGAGCATTTCGCGTATTTCCCACAATTCAGGGTCAGCCACTACAAACATTACCAATCCTCAAAGTTTGAATTTGCGGGACGAATCGCCCGACGGTTTCCGTTTTTGCCGACGTTCAATGCCCGCGGACAAAGATTTCGCTCGCCCCAATAACGCATGGCGTCGATTGCGTGGTTGTATCTGTCTTCGGGAACGTCCGTAAACGTTCCGTCGGGTTTTTGCGTGTATGCGTAGTTTTCAAGCTCCGTCTGGATATCATTCGCACTTCGCACAACATATATGCGAAATTCTTTGAGCAAATTAAGCCCTGCATTTATAGAACCTGCACCTTTTCGACAAGCCTGGGCATTATATCCACACGCCTTTAAAAACGCAATCTCCTGTGGATACGCTGAATCGCAAAATATAGGAGTAAACTTCGATACCCCCGCATCGTCGAGCCGCCCCTGAATCGACGGAATGTTTGGGTCTTCGGAATTTCGCCCAATGAGCAAACCGGTTTCGTAGAAGACTTCGCGAACAAAAATTGAATCACGGCTAAAAGCGCATTCAATGCAAGTTGCCGGGTCTTGACTAAAACCAAAGTCCATTCCATAACCATGGCGTTGGCAAACGCTAATATGCGGAAAATCGGCATCGTCAATAACGTCCCAATGTATGCGCGGGAACACTTGCCCCTCTCGTTGACCGCGCTTTCCGAGTCCGTACACGTCCCAGAATCGCGCGTTTGCCGTTCCGTTTCTGATATTTTCGGGCGTGGGTTCAGTGCATTCGATTGTATAAATCTGCTTTGCCGAAAGATTTTCGCGGTTATCCTTGTAAGTTGAATGGCAGTATAAATGCCAATCGGGATTCTTCATCACCTTGCTGAAAATCCAATGGGCAGTCTCCGACGGGTTGAAGTCGCAAATCGAAAACTGTTCCGTTCTCGCGTCGATTTGCATGCGCGCTGCGTCGGTGATTTCCATAGCCTCGTTAAGCCACGAAATCGTCGCTTTTTTGCCTTGCAGTTTTTGAGCGTCGTTTGCGCCGAGGAATTGAAAAGTCGAACCGTTGTCGAACGTGTACTTTTTGAGAGTCGAGTTCCATTTGCCTGCGGAGTCGAATAACGACACCCATTTACCGTTGGCGTCGTATCCTCCGAAAACCTTTGACATAATTTCGATAAAATCGTCAACGACAGTCCCCTGCGTGGTCGTAGCGTCGTTTCGGTAGCATCGAACAATAACACTGTTTTGACGCATTAGAGACGGGTTCAAACATATACCGATGAGGAACTGGATAATGCTCCAAGTTTTACCCGAACGCGAAGAGCCTTCGAGAATCACCCAGCGCAAGAGAGAGCCGTCTTTGACTGCGGCGGGCAGAACGGTATTCCACAGGAACAGCGAATTTTTATTAGGTTTGATGTCGATGTTGATTTCGGACATTACGACGTTTTGGGAATGTTGAAGTTGAAGACGTGGCTTTGCTTGAAAGAATCGTCAACTTCGCCGGTCATGCGATTATCCTCCTGAATAGCGCGGATTCTGTCGCCGTCGAACTTTCCGCATCTGGCGATAAACGCAAGGATTTCGCGTTTTTCTTCGCGTGAAAGTCCGGCGGCTTGTGCGTTTTGCGCTTTCAGAAAGTCGATTCTCGCGCGCACAAGGGGATTGGTAGAGAGTTTTGAAGATTCGCGCTTCGCTGTCGAATCTTTACAGTTGTAAACAAGTTTGTAAGCTTCCTTTGCTGTTTTGCCATCAGCAACAAATTGAGNGTTGCCCGATGCTGTTCGATTTGCGGCAAGCCGACAAGGGAGCGTATATAAATACGTGACCGCAGACGGCGCGGAAGCAAAGCGAACATGGAGGGCAAAGGCGAATGAAAACGATTTTCAAAACTTCGAGCGAAGCTGTAAATTCCTTGAAAAATCGTTTTCGTTTTCATTCGCCGCCCTCGCACTTTTAGCCCACCAGCCGCCGGAGAGTGATTTCTTAACCCGCGCCGTATAACCGAGAGATTTGGCTATTTTGTAAAAGAGCTTTCTATCGGTATCGGATTCGAGAAATACGGGCGCGCCGTCGAGAGAGTTCTCGACGACGGTTGCCATATAGTCTTTGCGAGCCATGAGGCGCGAATCGACATCAAGATTAGAACGGTATGTCATTGTCATCTATCGAATCATCGTTTGTTGCATTGTTTTTTTGATAGTCTCGTTTTTCGTCCACGGGCGGTGGAGTATCGCGTCGGGCGGAGCCTATAAATCCGAAATTGCGAATATCGCACACATAGTGCGACTGTTTTTTTTCGTCGATATATTGGCGCAAATCGCCGAGGATTTGGATAGGCGAACCTTTCTTGAAGAACTTGGCGATGTTTTCGGCGGTTTTGTTGTAAGCCACACACCAGAGAAAAGTCGGTTCGTCGTCTTTTCCTGCGTTGCAAGCTATCGTAAAACGCACGACAGGCGTGCCTTTTTGTGTTTTTTCGAGGGAAACGTCTTTTGTGAGGTTTCCGCAAGCGTTAACGGTTGGTCTCATATATTATTCCTTATTTTTTTGGTGTGAATGTTTCCGTCGTCCGACGGATTGAAAGGGTATTCGGGGTGGACGGTAAATTCGACGAGGCACAGGTTGGCTACGTCAACGAGATGCTCGCGGTTGCGGTCGGCTTCGTATGCGGCGATGCGTCGTTTGACGGACTCGATATTGTCGTATTTGTGCCGGCCGATTTGCGCCGGTAGCGCGCCGTATCTGAAAAAACCCATGGCCATGCGGTTGCGCATTTTGGTTTCAAAATCGCGGTTCCATTGCATGCGGAAGATTTCGTCGATAGACGGCGCGGGGGGACACGGCGGAAATATGCCCGCCGCGGTTTCGAGTCTTTCGCGCAAGATGTCGTGAATAGATTTCATATATTTAATCCAAGCCGAATTTATGTTTAAGTTTTTTAGCTTCAAATTCGTAAATGTATTGTCGGAGTTGCGGGTTTGGATAAGCGTCAAGGAGGCGCATATCGAGTTGAAAGAACGCCTCGGCGACGGCGGACTCACTGGCGGTCGAGAAGAACATCGGCGAGTCGCCGCAACAGACTTCGAGACAGTAAGGGTCGGCGGAATGCTCGAGAACTTCGCGAGCGGTGAAGCCGTCATTGAGACCGTCGTTGAGAATCATTTTGCGGACTTTCCGTGTGCGCCTTTTGCGGCGGGTTTTCGCCGCTTGGGAACAAACATTCCGCGATGATGGAAGTTGGATTTACCTTTCTTGATTGGAAATTTCATTTCTTGCTCCCATCTGACTTGTCGTTGCAAATAAAATCGCCGAGTCCCTTTTTGAAGTCGTCAGATAAATTCTTTTCATCGGCGACTTGTATAAAATGAACCATAGCGTCAAGAGCCTTAGTTTTGGCTTCTATTTGTCGGGTTCCCGCGTCTGTTGCACAAACGAGAACAATATACAGCAGACCGAGAAGTCCTATCACAAAAGCAAATTCGTCCATATTACGCCCCTCCTCTCTTTNCAAATTTCTCGTGTCTGGCGTTTTTGAGAGGGAGAGCTGAATCTTTCGAGTTCTGGTTCATATGATATGAAGCGCGAGCGGTTAATGGTTTTTCTGTTGTTTCTGAAAATTTCCGTGCGAACGATGCACTTGATGAAGGCGATGGGATTTTGCGAAATATCGAGTCGTTTCCAAGACTGTGAAAATCGGATAAGAATGTTTTGAACCACGTCGTCGGTTTCCGGGACTCTCGACATGCGCACAATGGGACGAGCAATGCTTTCGACTGCCCGCAGGATATCGCCTGAAGTGGCGTCATTCTTTCGGCAATCATCGAGCATTTTGGCCATTTGTTGGTTCGTAATCATTCAACGCTCGAATAGCGTACACCGGTGCGCCATTCTCGCTTAAAATTCTCGCGCGCGCGACCCCTTGGCAAGTCCTAATACTGGTAATTTATGCTCAAAAAGGGAGAAAAAGCTTGATGGCAAAATTATAACAGATGTTATATATTATTATGAACGAAAACGGTATAAAGTATATAAGACTCGAAAACAGTATAATAACTTCCTTTAAATGCAATGTATTAGGTTATATTATCGGAGAATCGAATGCTGGCGTAATAAAAAGGGTAGGATGTGTCTACATAAAAGGCAATGAACATAATCCTCCACACGCCCATATCTATATAGACAAAGATACACAATATGTTATTGACATTCAGACAGGGGAATTAATTTATGGAAATTTATCAAGAAATGAATGTAAAAAGAAAGATGAATGGTTTAAAAGTATTGGAAAATCAAAACTTATTGAAATTTGGAAAATGAATAATCCAAATTTACGGAATTAACACCAGACATACCACCCGCCGTTTTGTAGTTTTTTCGACCTTGGTTTAAGACCGAGGGAACGAGCGAGTTGGCAAAACATTTTAAAATCGCCTTCCGATTGAAAGAAGGCGGCTTTATCTTTGCCGGAAATTTGGCGAGCAATATCGCGGAATTGAGCGGATTTCGATTTAGGCGGTTTGGCGTCAACGATTTTCATTATTACTCCCCTCCTTTCAGCGCGGACTTTTGGAAAATCACGAAATGCGTTTTTTGTTTTTTGTGAAGAATTACGGGTTTTTCGGGCGTCAGTTTTAAAATCTCCGAGAGTTTTATCTGCACTTCCGACCACTTAAAAACGAGCGTTCCAAGCGGCTTTAAGACGCGGAAACACTCGGCAAATCCCCGCGTCAAGTCGTCGCGCCAGTTGTCGCCGAGAATGCCGTACTTTTTTGCAAACCACGCATTTTTCCCGACCGTCTTTAAATGCGGAGGGTCAAACAAAACCAAAGAGTAGCTGCTATCGTCGTATGGCAGCTTGCGAAAATCTCCGATAATGTCGGGAGACACTCGGAATACTCGCCCGTCGCAAAGCGTCGTATCTAATTCGCGCTTGTCCATATAGACGGCGCGGGCGTCCTCTTTATCGTGCCACCACATACGGCCGCCGCAACAAACGTCGAGAATTGTTTTACTTTCCGTTCTCATAGCAGCTTCCTTTCAGCGCGGCGGCGCACTTTCGGAGGATTGAGGGACATTCGCCGACCTCATACTCATTACAAAGAGCTATTATAAATTCGAGTTCCTCTCTCGTGAACGTCGGCTCGACAGCCCTTTGATTCCACGCGGCGATTGCGTCGGCTTTGGAAACTCGATAAACATCCGTTCTTGCATAACATTTCCTGCAACGAACATAATATTCTTTTTGCGTTTCATTTTCAAAAACGTGCGCTTCGCCGCCGCAGAACGGGCATTTTTTAAGTTTATTTTTCATTTTGCACCTCCAATACTTTGAAGCCGATTGCTACGACTTCGGGATTTTGCTTCCAAGAGTCGCGCCCGTTTATCTGCTCCCAGATTGAGCGGAAGCCTAACTTGTAAGATTCGTTTTTTGTGATAGCGTCCTCCGATCCGTGGACAAATGTCGCAATGTCAATAAGAAACTCTTTGTTGACTCCCTCGCGCTTCGCGTCGGCTTCCGAAATGTCCTGCAACTGTTCGCGCTTCAATCCCGTGATTTCGAGTAAGATTCGGGAGTATTTGCGCGGCATAAATATTGACGGCTTCCATTCACCTCTATTGATTTCAAGCGTGTCTGCGTCGCAATCGGCGGCGTAAACGACTCTGCCGTCAACAAGGCAATACGTTTCCCTTACCCAAAGCCTATCTTTGACTTGCCAATTCTGAAATTTCGGCTTGGCGACACGGCGCGTCATAGTCTTGCGCCCTGCGAGTATCGCCCTCACCATTGGCGTGGAAAATAAAATCGGTCTATCCATTTCGCGCCTCGCTTTCTATTCCGACTTCTTTTTTTATATGTTCAATTTTTTCGTTAAGACACCTATCAAAAAGCGGCAAGGCGTCTGCAATGAATTTTTTAACGTCTTTTTCTTCGATTTTAAGCGTTATTATGTCTTTTTTGCCGCTTTCAAACGTAATTGTTCCAATCATTTTCCAACTCCATTCGTCGTTTTCTTGTATGTATTTTTCTTCTATTGCCAATCCTTTAAATTTCATCGCGTTACCCTTTCTTTTGTGTTTCCCAAAAGTGATATTTGAGCGCGCTGTAAAACGCTGTTCAAAGTTTCGTCTTTTCCAGTTTTAAAAAAAACGTCGCAAGAATTGACCTGTTTCAACTCGCCTAAAAGCTCGATATTCGCGGCGTTCATCTCTCTGCGCGTTGCCGACTTCCAAACGCCGTTTAGCGTTTCAAAGCGCATTACGTCAACATCTCGGCCTTTGTATTGATAAATAATCCCGTCGATTAAGTAGTACTTGTCTTTGATTAGACGCGGAAATTTTATCTTTTGACCGAAGGCGTTTTTATTGTCCAAAATTGATTTGACGCGTTCCGAAAATTTCATTTTTGCGCCTCGCTTTCGGAAGTACCATTTGTGGTAGAAACTTGTTTTTGTTGGTTTTTGTCGTCGTACTCCGCGCATTCCTCAACAAGCTTGTCGAGCCAGTCCTGCGCCGCTTGCTTGGCTTCGTCGATAGTGTCAAAACTTGGCAAGTCGAGTTCGTCGTCGTCGAGCCATACGATAAAATTTTCGCCGCTCTTAACGACCGAAAGGGGGAAACGTTCAATGTTGCCTTCCCATTCTTCAATGCCATTCTTTAATTTTATGTATCTCCACACGAGCCGCTTTGCTCTCGGCTTGCGGGATTCAAGCTCCTCGACTCTTTCCAATGTTTTAGCGAGCGTCTTTGCGTTGGTCTGAAAATCGGCGTAAAGTTCGGGATATTTGTCGTTGTCAACAAAATTTGATAATTGTTCATACGCCGCTTCAAGCTCTGCGTTTCTGTGTTCTAATGCTTTTTCTGCCTCCACAAGCTTGCTTTTGTAGGCTTTGATACACTCGTTCTTGGCGACTACGCGAGCTTGCAACTCGCCCAACTCGAAAGATTTTTTTTCGAGTAGTTTTGTCAATACCTTGAAGCGCACGTCCAACTCGCTGTAATCATCAAGCAAATCTGCCAAGCTTGCCCCGCCTAAGTCAGCGTGATATTTGGCGATTTTATCGAGATAATCTTTGTCGTTTTGCAACTCGAATATTCGCGTAGCGAGTGCTTTGTAGTGCGCCCTAAAATCAAGTCGGCAACGTTCATATTCAAATTTACAATTGCCAGCTTCGCATTTAACGAAGATTCTTGGCATTGATTTAGTCCAAATAGCATACCGGCATTTCTCGCAACAAATTTCAACTCCCAGTTCGTCTTTNCGGCATTTCTCGCAACAAATTTCAATTCCCAGTTTGTCTTTCATTTCACAAGCCCTCCGAGCTGTTCAATGATTACGAGGTTCGGCGCGGTCAGTGCTTTGACTAAGTTAGGTATTACCCTAACTAAAAGTGCAATCACCGAAATTATAAAAAATACGCCACCAAATATAGTGATAATTATATCGTAAAAACGCTCATCATAGCTTCCCAACCGAGCATAACTACTTTTAGGCATAACGCATAATACAATCAGTAAGACTGTAAGTAAGACTAACCAAATACCATTAACCCAAACCTGCCACGCTACAATCTGCTGCAAGGTATCAGGCACAACCGTACTTACCTTATCTATTCCGACTTGCAAGAGTTCACATATCTTGACGCCGAGCGCATCGAATTGTTCTATTGATTTTATCTTGTCCATTTTATTTTACCTCCCCTGTTAA